ACTTATATATAAAGGATGTTATATGATTTGTCAATGTCAGAAAGTAGAGTTTTTGTAATACAAGAAATTGCTGGAACCAAAGTAGGCAATCCTAAAATAAATATAATGGGTGCTTCTAGGTATTCTTCATCTGGTAAATTTAATTTTTTACTACCAGAATTTTCTCAAATAATTTTTTCACCTGGTCCACTTGTGTTTAAATTAAGACAAGGGTTAAAAGATTTTACAAAAAATGATTATTTACTACTTACAGGTGATCCTGCAATTATAGGTGTTGCATGTTCTATTGTTTCTGATATTACAAACGGTAAATACAATTTGTTAAAATGGGATAAACAAGAAAGAAAATATTATCCTATTGAAATTAATCTATACGAGAAAGGAGAAATAGATGAGCGTTAAGCAAAAAATAAAATTCAAAGATGAAATAAACTTTGAAGCAGATCAACAAGATGCAATGAAAAAAACTGATAACATCCAGTCTCTTGCAGATCAAGTTGAAAGACTAGAAACTGTTCACACTAATATAGAAAGTGCAGAGCAAATTTTAAAAGATTTAAAAAAGAAAAGAGATCACATATCTGGTGAGGTAATACCTACCATGATGTCAGAGATGGGTCTTGCAGAATTAAAACTTCATGATGGATCACATCTGAAAGTTTCAACGTCGTATCGTGCCACTATTACAGAGGCGAATAAAGAATCGGCGTTTAACTGGCTTCGTGAAAATGGCTTAGGCGATATAATCAAAAACGAGATATCCGTATCGTTTGGTCGTAACGAAGATAACAAGGCGGCTGAT